GCACAGTGCGGTAGCCGATCGACAGCCCGTCCATAGCCCTGGCCTGCAAGAGCGCCGCCGCTTCACGCGCGCGCGCCACATCAGGCAGCAGACGGCCCTTGACGAACAGCCCGCGCGCATCCTCAAACACCTCATCCCAGACGCCAATCGGCTGGGTGGGATCGTGCTGCCAGAGCATCCGCACTTGCTCGCCCTTTGCGGCCATGCGGGCCAGACACGCCGCATAAGCCCCGCGCGCCACCACATCGCCGCCCTTGTCGCGCAGCCCGAACAGACTGGCATAGCCCGCGATCTGCCAATCCTGCCCCAGATGCAGGTCTGTGCCTGGGGCGCAAAACTTGGTTTCCATGTCAAAACTCCTCATTTCAGAGCCTGCACCAGCGCCAGCGCGCCATGCACCAGCACCGATGCCGCAACCCCGTAAACCGCGACCCAAAGCCGCTTTTCCAGCCGCTCGACGGCCACTTCCAGCCGGGCGATGCGAAATTCCAGCGCTTCCTTGCGCAATTCAAACACCCGCTCCTGCGCGTCGATGCGCGCCTGCGTCATGTCGAAACTGTCATACAGGAACCGCGAGCCCCCTACCTTGCCCCGCGCGCTCATGCGCCCTCGACCAGTGGCGGCAGGCCCAGAAGCGCGCGCTTCTCGGACGGGGTCAGGAAATCAGCCTCGGCCACGCGCCGCCATTGCTGGTCGCGCTCTTGCGCGAGCGCGGGCACCTGATCGAGGTCCGGGCGCAAAACCACATCGCCCGGCACGAAATCCGACAGCCAATGCGCGACAGACGCGGTCACGCGCGCGGCCAAAGGCAGCACAGTCAGGCGGTAAAACGCGCGATGCGCTTCTTGATAATTGGCATAAGTCGCCTCGCCCGGTATCCCAAGCAACATGGGCGGAATGCCAAAAGCCACCGCAATCTCGCGCGCCGCCGCTTCCTTGGTGCGGTGAAACTCCATGTCCGATGGGCTGAACCCCATGGGCTTCCAATCAAGCCCGCCTTCGAGCAACATGGGCCGCCCCGCATTGCGCGCGCCCTGATGATAGGATTCCATCTCGGATTGCAGGCGCTCGAATTGCTCAGGGCTCAGCGTGCCCGCACCGTTTTCGCCGCGATAAATGATCGCCCCCGACGGACGCGCCGCATTTTCCAACAACGCCCGCGACCAGCGCGAGGCGGCATTGTGCACGTCCACCGCTCCGCTTGCCGCTTCAAAGGGCGACAGGCCGTAATGGTCATCGCTCGGATGAAACGCCCGGATATGACAAATCGGCCCCCGCCCGCCCTGCATGACGAAACGATGCGCGCGGTTGCCCACGATGTAATCATAGGCCACAGGCCAACCATCGGACCCCGGCACGACCTTCACGCGGTCGGCGCGCAGCACATGCAATTCTTGCAGCGCGCCCGCGTCATCCGTGACCGCCTCCAGATAGGCATTGCCAGTCAGCAAAAGCTGGGCATAAATCGCCTCGAACAACTCCGCACGCCCCTGCACGGGGTTGGGGCGGTCCAGAAGCGCCATCAGGGGATGGGCCTCATAGCGCCGCTCGCTATCTTGCACCACAAGCGGCAAGGCCGCCGCGGCTTCGGAAATCAACCGCACGGCCCGGTAGCCCACGGGATTGCCCAGAAACCCCGCTCGCGCCAGCCGCGCGCCATCGCGCTCGCCGCGCAAAGCCGCTGCCACCGCCGCAGGCGCCGCCCCTTGCCGCCCCACGCGCCCCGCTGTCAGCGGCCCCACAGCCGAGGCTTTCGCCTCCGCCCCGCCCGCCTGCGCCTGCTGGGGCGCCTTTCGCAGAAATTCAAACATGCTGCCTCTCTTGCTTGCTCGCGGGCTTCATCTTGCCGCAAATACTCTCGGGGGGTGCGGGGGGCAGACAGCCCCCCGCCGTAGCTTGAAGAAACCCCGCTCAGGTCCTTGAACCCAGCCTAACCCGGCCCGGTTAACGCCCGCTCAGCCCAGCGTGCGCAGGGCGGGCCGCGTGGCCTTGGCCACGGGCGCAAGGATCAGCGCGTGCAAGGCCCAGACCAGCGCATCGAGCCTGTCGGGGCTGCCACTGCCCTGCCAGCCTTGCGCGGTCATCTGGCCCATCTGGTCCTCCAGATCGCCCAAAGGCGCGCAATGATGCACCCGGCCCTGTTCATAAAGCGCGGCCACAGGCTCGGCGCGCAGGGCCTTGCCACGCGTGGCGTGAACAGCCGTAAACGGCATCGTGGGGTCAATCTGCGCGAGCACCGATTGCACCATCGCCCCGCCCTGATTGACTTCGGCAACGATCCTATCCGCCCCATGCCTGCGCGCAGCCCCCAAAGCCGCGCGCGCCCAGTCGGTGGGCGAGGATGCGCGCAAGCTTGCATCCTCCAGCACATAGGCCCGCCATGTCGCAGGCGGCCCCTCTGTCACGGCGCCTGCCACGATGATCCCGCACAAATCCGACCCTTTATGATGGCTCACTGCCGGGTCCACAGCCACGATCACCCGCGACAAGGGCGGGACATCGCGCAACCGTCCACTTTCCACCAGTCCCGCAGGCCAAAGCGTGCCCTGCACATCGCCCAACAAAACCCCATCGAGTTCCTGCCGCTCCAACGACGTGCCGCGATAGCGCGCGCGAATTTCGGTCAGGAAAGACGGCGCAAGCCAAGCGCGATTGGCCTCGGTCGGCGCATGGGTCAGCACGCTGGACGGGCTTTTCAGGATATCGCGCAACGTGGTCTGGTTGCGCGGCGTGGTCGTGACCAGCGCGCGCGGCTCTTGCCCCAAGCGCAGCGCGAATTGCAGCATGTCCCAGGTATCCTGCGCGCGCGGCCATTTGGCGAGTTCATCACACCAGGCCGCATCGAATTGCGGCCCGCGCAACGCCTCGGGGTCCGACGCGCTGAACACTTGCGCCTGCGCGCCATTAGGCCAAACCAGCCTGCGGCGGGTGGCTTCCCAGACCGGTTTACGGTCCGGCGGACAGCAGGCCAGAATGCCACTGTCGCCAAACACCATCACATCGCGCGTTTGGTCATAGGTTTCGCCCACCAGCGCCACGCGCGTGGCATGGCCCGCATCGCGCGGGCCTGCCCCTTCGACCTGCGCGCGCACCCATTCGGCCCCGGCGCGCGTCTTGCCTGCGCCGCGCCCGCCCATGCACACCCATGTGCGCCAATCGCCCTCGGGGGGCAGTTGGTGGGGGGCCGCCCAGAAATCGAACAGCCATGGCAGGCTTGCCAAGGCATTGTCACTCAGCCCCGCCAGAAACGCCGCCGCCACACTCGGCAGCACGGAGGCGATCAAGGCGGCGGGCGATTTCGCTGCGGGCTGCGTCAAGGTCAAGGGCAGCCCCCGTGGTGCCACCGCTTTCCCCTGCGAGCTTTTGAAGTTGGGCACGCTCATGATACGCAATCTCCACCGCTTTGCGCAGGGCGCGAAATTCCTCGGCCATTTCCTTGGCCGTGCCCACGGGCTGATCCTCGTATCCCGCGAGCAGCGTGGATAACCGCGCAATCGCCAGACTGAGCAAGGTCTGCGAATACGCCACCATCCTTTCGGGCGAAATCGGCCCGTCCGGGTCGTTCAATTGCCCCGCAAGGGGGCGAAAGTCTTGGGTCATGTCGCATAGCCTGTCCTTTGGCCCCCTGCATGGCATGGGCAGGACCAAGCCAGCCCTGCCGAGAGGGCCAGATTAGGACAGTATGTTAATCAAATGCCTGACGCAGCGTGCGCAGGCTTATGCGCTGAGCGCGAAGGGCTGTCGCCCCTTGGCCCAACCGCGCACGGCATTGCCAAACGCCTCGAATAGGGGCCGTGACACCGGGTCCTCGCCCGCGCGATATTCGGGGTGCCATTGCACCGACAGCGTGAAACCCCGCGCGCCGTCCACATAGATCGCCTCAGGCGTGCCATCGGGCGCATGGCCGTCGATCACTACGCGCGCACCTGCCCGCTTGATCCCTTGGCCGTGCAGCGTGTTGGTCATCACTTCCTCGGCCCCCATCAGGCGGTGAAACACCCCGCCAGATGTAAACCGCACCGGATGGCGAAGGGCGAATTTCTCTTCCAGCGTGCCATCGGGGGGCATGCGGTGGTTCATCCGCCCCGGCAGATCGCGGATTTCCGGGTAAAGCGTGCCGCCCATGGCAACATTGACTTCCTGAAAGCCCCGGCAGACGCCCAAGACAGGCTGACCACGCTCCACACAGGCGCGGATCAGTGGCAGCACGACTGCATCGCGCGCGCGGTCAAAAGCCCCGTGCGCTGGCGTTTCGGGCTCGCCATATTCCTCGGGATGCACATTGGGCCGCCCGCCGGTAAGCAGGAAGCCATCACACACATCGAGCAATTCCGCGACCGAGACCAACCGCGGGTCCGATGGCACGACCAAGGGCAGGCAGCCCGCGACATGGGCAATCGCTTCGGAATTCATTCGCCCGCAGGCAAAGGCGGGGTATTGATCGTTGATCAGATGGGAATTGCCGATG